GAGCGTGAAGCCAAAGGCGCGCCCAGAGGCAGGCGGGTTGCTGAATGTGTAGGTTACGTTCTCAGTTAACTCATGGGTAAACACGTTGCCATCGCGGCAGTTGATCGTCGCTGCGTTGCTGGTTGACGTAACCGTGGTTTCATCTTCGACAATGCCGCCGTCAAAGACGGTCACACCGTTTGCATCTGTTGTGACTGCCTTGCTGGCTTCGGACGTGCCGAGCAGCGTGATGTCAAGGTAGTTGACTTCCGCAGCTGTCGCAGTGACGCCGTCAAGGATGTTTAGCTCGGCGGTTGTGGAGGTTACACCATCAAGAATATTCAACTCAGCAGTCGTAGCCGTCACGCCATCAAGCAGGTTCAACTCAGCGGCAGTAGCCGTCAGGTCGCTGATCTGCGACACCGTGATGCTTGTCGCAACGGGTGCCACGTCCTGCCATGCCGCGCCGTTGTAGACCTTCATCTTGTTGTCGGAGGTGTTGAAGACCAGATCACCTTCGTCAAGGCTGTCACCGGGATCGGACGCAGCAATGCGGTAGGTATTCGCAAAGCTGTTTACGTCAGCGATGTTTGTCGCCACCGTGTTCACATTGGTGATTGATCCGGCCACCGAGTTCACGTTTGCAATGTTGGTAGCCACGGTCGTGACATTGGCCGAGACGCCGGCGACTGTCGTAACATTTGCGCTGATACCAGCCACGGTCGTGACGTTGGCCGAGATGCCAGCCACGGTTGTGACGTTGGCCGAGATCCCCGCGACTGTCGTGACGTTTGCGTCAATTCCAGCAACCGTGTTGATGTTGGTCGCATTGGCGGCAACTGCGTTGATGTTGGTGGCGTTAGCCGTCACGGCGTTAATGTTCGCCTGGTCGCCGCTGGTCGGCGTCGTGCGCAGCCAGGCGGTGGTGCCGAGGTCGTAGACCTTCATCACGTTGTTGGTTGTGTCGAAGTAAAGCGCGCCGTCGATCAGCGCGCCGCCGTCGTTATCCAGCGTTGGGTCTGTTGCCTTGGCGCCGAGATACCGATCGTCGAAATTGTCGTAGACCAGCTCTGCTGCTGCTTGCGCCGCCTCCGCCGCTGTCTCTGCTGTTTCGGCGTTTGTCTCTGCCGTCTCAGCCGCAGCCTGTGCGGCTTCAGCCGCAGCTTGCGCAGCCTCTGCCGCCGTCTGCGCAGTCTCAGCATCGGTAGCAGAAGATGCAGCTGCTGAAGCCGAGGTCGTCGCAGACGCTGCATCCACGATCAACGCCCACTTGGCTGCGTCCGTGTTCGAGCTGATCGGCTGCGCTCCGCTCGACGTGTGCGCCGTCAGACAGATGTAGATGTTGTTGTTCGACGTATCCTTGACGATGTCGCGCTCTGCAAACGCCGTCGATGCTGCCCAATTGCCGCGATATGTCCCAAGCTCCTGTGCAATTGAAACGTCGCCAGAGCTGTCAAACGCGAACACTTTATTGGCACGATCGGCTGCCAAGATCGTAAACTCTGAGCCGGTGATTGTGTTGGTGCGCGATGCCTTAATTGTGCGACCCAGGGTTTCTTCGTGCTGCTGCACTATGAAAGTCAGCTTGTCCAAAGCACCTTCCAGGCTGTCAGCCGGGAACGGGTCATTCGGCACGATATCCAGTTCCTGGATCAGATCCTGCTCACGCAAGACCACCAGCGTCTCGCCAGACGCCGGAGCTGTCAACATGGTGACGTTGCCGCCACCTGCGTCGCCGACGCCGCTGACCGTGTAATCCGACACGATCGTTTTAACTGTTTCGGTGCCGTTGGCTGCGCGCAAGATGACCGTCAGATCGTCCTCGTCGAAGATCTTGTAGGTGTACGGGAAGACGGTCGTGGAACCGTTTCCTGCGTAGCTTACGCGGTTTACGCTGCTGCTGACTGTCATCTTACGCCCTGTTCTTGAAGCCGCTGCCGATCTTGGTACGCAGTGGCAAGGTTACCATACTCCGGCATTTGTAGCAAAACTTGAAATGCACGCTTGTAGTACGCATCTTCGATGCGACGCAGCATCAGCGCCTTGTCTCGGTCTGGCATGCGAATGTACGTCGGTCTAGAGATTTCACGAAGCAATGCGTTCTGGAAATCCATGTTGTTGTATTCCCGCAGCGTGACCTCGTTCTTAGCTAAATTAGTGAGATCCGACTGAGCGCCTGCGCCAAGCTTCATGCCGTCCATGCTTTCCCGGTTGCGCAGCGGCCAGCCGCCAGCTTGCGCGGCGACCCGCATCAGTTCTTCCTGCAGCGGTGTCAGCTCTTTGCCAGGCACGATGCGGATGCCGCTGGTCGAGTTCCAGATTGCCAAGCCTGGGCGGTTGCTGATGCTGATGTCTTCTGCGCCGATCACGTTGCCCAGCGTGTCGTACATTAAAGCATTCACATCCCGCTCATCGCGGAACATGCTGTCTTGGGCCATGTAAGCATCAATTGCTTCGTACAATTGCTTGGCAGTGGCATCCCAATCGCCGCGCGGCATGCCGACCATGCGGAAATCTGTTTCCCCATTGGGCAACAAAAACGTGCTGTTGCCGGATGCTGCGCCCGCCTGCACCTCTTCCATCGTGTAGTATTCCAGATCGTCGCGCGGCGTCACGCGAGTGGGATCTTGGATGCGTGCAACAGATCGCTGCAACGAACTGATCGGGCTGGGTACGAGAGGGCCGAGCGGTGTGGCAGCCTGGGCAGGCCCGCGCAGCAGCTGCTCGACTGAACCGTCAAGAGCCGCAACAACATCGCTCATGCCCTGCAGCATCGGCAGCTCTTTGTAATAATCAACCGTAGCCAACAGCGCGGCAGACGCCATGTTATTGCGCTGCTCTGGGTCGCGCGTCATGGTCATGCGTTGCTGCACATCAGCTGTGATGCCGATCACCGAAGTAACCGGGCCATAGCCTGCAAAACTCACATAGGTCAGCTGACCGTTGGGGCGACCGTAAATGTCGTACAGCGGCAGCGGATCTCCGTCTGCGTCAGTTGGAAAGCCGTCACCGCGAAACACCATGCTGTACGGCTGCCAACCAGGCGGCAGCGCATCGCGCAGCTTGGCGTCAGACGGCATGCCGCCCGTGATCTGTCCGTTGCTTGCATACTCGGCAACAACAACCATTGTTGAGGCGCCGACAGTCAGGCGGCCCATCGCCAGCTGCTGCGCCCGTGGCCCGTTTTGGCCTGCCATGTCTGCCCAAGCTCCAGGGTTGATGCCCATAAACTCTGTCGTGCGCAGGATGTCGTTGGTCGGCGCAGTGGCGAACGGCAAAATAAACCGACCGAGTGCCGTCTGTTGCAACGCGCTTGCAGCCTTGCCGAACGCGCCCAGGTCGCTGGTCAGCGTGTTGTAACGAGCTGTTAAGTCCATATCCTCACGCGCAGCGCGCGGATCAAGCAAGACCATGCCCGCGTTGTTGATGGCCTCTTCGTTGGTCAAGCCTTGGCGCAAAGACATTTGATATCGCCGGTTGGCCGCTGTGTACAGCTCGCCACGCATTGATATCGTTTTGAAAAACTCATCACCAGCCAGTAGCAAACGAAATGGGATGCGCGCGCGATAGCCGAACTCGTTGATGGCGCGGCCAAATATGTCACCTCGGTTTGAGCTGATGCCCGGATCGAAGGTTTCAACATCCAGCTTTGTTGCCATGCTGGATGGACTTTCGGTACGGAACGCAACAGATGCTGCGCGCATGGCATCTTTGAAGCTGTCCGACCATCCCTTCATGCGCAGAAAAGCGTCTTGCATGTAGACCTGATCTTCTGTCAGGTAACGCGGATTTACGCGGCCAACCGTGCCGCGTATTGCAGCGCCGTAAGCACCAGCCATCATTTCAGCTGGGATTTGGTACAACATAAACGAGGCATTGCCGAGTATGTTTTTCATCTGCGTTGCCGGGTTCGACAGTAGGCCGGTCAGGTAGGCCTCATGCACAGCACCCTTTGTTGACGCATACCAACCGCGCTGAGACATTTTGTTAATGGCTGCCAAGCGCTCGTTTTCTGGAAGGTTGCTGGCGGCTAGCAAACGATCGGCTAAAGCCGTCGTGCTTTGCTCCAAGTTGCCTTCGTTAATTAAGCGCTGCGCTTCGGCGTTTAAGGCCGTCGCGTCCATTTCGCCAGACACCGGAATGCGGAACGATTGCAGCGCGCGGGCTGCTTCGGTCTGTGCGCCCTTGAGCTGCAACTGGATGCCGCTGTGGATGGCAAGCTGCCGGCGGAAGGCCAGCCGATCGACTGCGGTCGCCTGGCCGCCCTTAATCATTTCTGCCAGATCTGTGAGGCGCGTGGCAGAACGAACGAGCAGCTCGCGGCCCGCAACCATTTGCTCGGCGTTTAGAGATCCGTCGCCAATCTTTCGCGACAGCAGGGTGCGGGTCATGCCGATTTCATCGGCGGCCAACCGAGATGCTTCCTGTGTCGTGACCTCGTTGGTGCGGATGCCGCGTGTCACTGCTGCCTGCGGAGCGGCCAGCACCTCGCCGACAGCTGTGATCGTGGCCTTTACGTCATCTGGCGTGCTGAGATAATCAAAGTTGAAATCGCCGCCGTCGGCTAGGCTCTTGATGTTCAAATCCTGCGCGCTGAGCTGCGCGAGAACTTCATCGGTGATGTCTTCCGGCGCCACGCCGCTCTGAGGCCCAAAGCCACGATCCTCTGCCGTCAGCGCGCGCTGAGCGCCAGTGCGCAGGTCTTCGGCCTGCTGGATGGCTTCAGCTGACTGCGCGTCCAGCGCCTCGCTCGCTGACAACAGCACGTCATTGGGCGCGTTTGGCCCAACCTGCCCACCGGCAAGCTCTGCAGGCGTAGGCGCCCGGTACTGCAGGTCTTGAAATCGTTGCAAGCCTTCGTCGGACAAAACATCTGGAGCGGCTTCAGCGGCAGCGCCGCGCAGCGACAGAGCGCCAGGGTCTTCGACGATCCCAGTCTCTTGCGGTGTCGGAGGGCGCACAGGCTGGCCGCTGGGGCGGCTCTCCTGCACGCTTGGCGCAAGCCGACGCAGTAGATCTAACATGCCTTGTGCGGCTGGCCCAGCGACCCGGACAGCCTGCTCTGGTCCTTGAGCAAACTCAGTCGGCGCGCCTTGGGCTGCAAGAGCCTGGCGCTGGACCTGTTCATCCGCAAGTGCTGTCGGGTCGATTGCCATGCTTACTGCCCTTTGCGGAATTGCTCAGGCAGGGCTTCTTCAAGCTCTGCCCCGAAAATCTCAGGTTCTTCGCCAAAATATGCAAGTTCAACATACTGCTCACGAGTCATGGGCAGATTGAACTTTTTCATTAGCGCAATGACGCCGTCGTCACTGCTGCCAGGTTGGGGGGTTGATGCCACCGGCTGCTTCATTGACCATCCTCCGTGCTTCGTCGATTTCTACCTCGCCGTTACGATAGCGGCTCCAGATAGCATCAATCATCTTTCCGTTTGCTTCTGTCTTAAATGTGTCAGGGAAAAGGCCGCGAGCGGCTTCCCAGGTAATTGATTGCATCTGCCGAGGCAGTATACCACGTTCTTCAGCCGCGCGTCGATAGGCCTCGGCGTAAAGCCCGTAGTTGCCGGACACGCCGCTGACCGCAGAACCCTTCGTGGTTCCGCGACCAGGGACGCTGGTGTTCTTAAAGTTGTGGTCAACCTCAAGCGAGTTGCCGCTCAGTGGGCGCAGCAAGCCAGCGGCCACGGCATGAGTGTCGATCGTCACATCGCCATACGGCGAGTTGGGGTCGTAGATGTTGTTGTAGAAATTGCGAACTTTGTGACGCTCACCCATCAAGCGAGAAATGGTGCTGACATTTCCGTTGGCTTCAATCGAGCCGACAGCTTTGCCAATTTCGTTCAACGACCCCCATCCGACGCGCGACGGCGATCCGTTTGCATTTGTCGCAACATCAAGGAAATCGCCCTCTGGACCGACAATGCGGTAATCTGGCGAAGTGTAGGTCTGGTCGTGCAAGCGGACAAACAAAGCGCGCAAGGCGTTCTGCACCGCCGGATCTGGGTCTGTGATTTCGTCGTATGATTTGCCGCGTATTGCGTCTAGGAGAGGTTCGTATTTTGGCTTGTTCAAGCTGTCAATCCTGCGGAACGTCTCTTCGATTTCTGGAGTAAAGCGGGTTGGCGTTCCGCTTGTTGGGCGTACAACATCCAGTACACGCTGAGCCAAGCTGACGTTTTGATACCAATCTTTTTGAGGCGACAGAGCTGCAAGCGCACCAGCCACGCCAGTGTCAGGCACACCGTATTGTTGCGACCAGCGGTCAGTGATAGCGCGCGCGCCGTCATACCAGAGCTGGCTGCGCGTGCGCGTTGCCTCTGGAACCTGATCGTGCAGGTACAACAAATTGTCTTTCACATGCCCTATAAACTGATCGGCGGTTTCTTCCGTCGTCGCATCAGGCTGCGGGCGCATGTTTGGGTAGTCGCGAACGATGTTGACGTTTGGCTCAAAGACCTTGGGGTCAGCTTTTAGCTCGTCGTAACCAATGATCAGCTCACCCGTCATCGGATCTTCTGTTGCTTTTACCGCCGTGGGCAATCTGGTCGAGATGCGTCCAGCAAAGCCGCCACGGCTAGGCGGCGCCTCAACGCCAATCTCGTTTAGATATTCTGGAGTGTTGCGCGTCAGCGCGGCGTCATCAACACCGGCAGCCCCCAGGCTGCGCGGCGCGCCACCAGGCTGGAAGACCTCACCAAGCATCTCGGTGTCGCCCTGCAGGATCGCACGGCCTGTGCCGATTGCGTCAGCGCGCAACGTGTTAATTGCTTCACGCATGGCAGGCGTGGCCAGTTCGCGCAAACCACGAACGCCAGCACCCACCATCGGCGCTGCCTCCAAGACCGACAAGCCGGCTTCGAGCGCGCCAAGACCAGCGGTCAGCGGGTCGTCTGTACTTAGGCCGCGCTGAAAAGTGTTGTAGCCCTCTTCCGCGCCAAAGATTATGCCCGCTGGCGTCAAGTCAGCTATACCGAAACCGAAGTCGCGCGTTGAGTTAGGGTTGCCGATAACAGCTTCAGCAAGTCTGCGTGCTTCGAACTCATCAAGGCCGATCGCCTCGTAGACTTGTCGTAAAAACTGCGAGGTGGCGCCTTCGCCAGCGCCAGCCAAAAACTCAGTGGCACCTTCGCGATTGGTCGCATCGCGCGTCGTCAGCATCGGCGCGCCAGCGTCAACGCCCATCTGGATCTGATCTGGCGTCAGATCAGCCGGAACCTGTACGCCAGGCTGACTAAGAACTTCAGCACGATCTTGCGCTTGGTACTGAGTTACTTCTGCTTCGGTAAATCCAGCGGCTTCGTAATCTTCCATAGTCGGGCCGTCGGCGCCGCCCATCACCATGTTGATTGGTGTGCGGCCATCGTTTTGGACCGCGCCTTGAGCCGCAAGCACATCGGTTTCAGCGGCTTGGACAGGCGTCACAGCCCGGTCGCCGATATTGACGTAGCCACCAGACGACAGCGGGAACAGCGCCACCTCACGCTTGCTTACAGGATCCACCTCGTAAACCAGAGCCGCGTTGTTTTCCATTGGGATGCGCGCACGGCGGATCATCCCCGCTTCGTTGTAGCGCTCCATTTCGTCATCGGTGTTCTTTGGGATCAGATCGCCCATCAGCGGTTCATCCTGCTTTGATAATCGAGTAACGTAAACCTGTGCCGAGCGTAGTCACCACGAAACTGGTTTTGTTGTGCCGCATCAAGCGATGCGTACCAAGCCTCCAGATCCGCCAAAGGATCCGTGTATCCAACGCCGGGAATGTTGGTCATGGTGAAATCAATGTATTGATCACGATCTCCGCGCAGCGCAGTGCGGAACAGATCAAGCTGCGCATTGGCCAAGCGATCCGCTTCTTGGTTCAGCTCGGTGCGCGTCATCGGATTGCCCGCCGCGCGACGCTGCACTGCCGTCTGCTCAAGCTGAGAAGCCACAGAGAAATATGCTGCCTGCGCCTGCTTTGCGCCTTCAGTGTCCATCGCCATGCGCTCGTCGTAACCAAACCGCAACTGCGCCACACGCTTTGCATCGACCAGCGCATCGTCTGCCTCTGCGCCGATCTTGTTGAGTAAGCTGGTGTAGTTGTCAGCCGTGATTGAAGGGCGCGCTGCATTCAAACCAGTAACCGTCAAGTTGCCCTGCTCTGCCCGCGCAAACAAATCTGTGTATACATCCTGGTTGGTTTTATCAGAAAACGACGACACAGCTGGCGTGTCAAACATGGTGTCTACCTGCCGGCGCTGCTCTGGGGTTAGGTAGTTAAAAGTGTCAAAATAGTTCATGAACGCTTGGCGCGCATCTTCTGCAGCGAGTGGCGCGTTTGGATCAGACGTAAATCCAGCCATCGCCGCGACACCAGGCGCCATCGTGATCAGGTCAGAATTTGTGTAAGTGGCACTTGGGTTGGTAAAAAAGAACATGCCTCGGTAGCTGTCAGACAATGTCGAATCAAACGCCTTTTCTACTTTTTCACGTTGCTTTTCTCCCGCTTCATACAAGCGGCTTGAGCGGCTCAGCGTGTTGTAGATAATCTCAAGTGCTTGCTCACGCGGCAGCACCTCTAGTGTGTAGAGCGTGTACGCTGCGTCGTCAGTAAGACCTGACCGATCGTATGCCTCCGCCGCCGTGATCGTGCCGGCACGAACCTCATCTTGCAGGTCAAGCGCTTCAGCCAGAGCGACCGCGCGGGTTGGGTCATCAAAAACGTAAGCCGCTGCTGTTCTGTTCGCAATGTTAGTGGCAAGCTTAGATCTGGCGGCGGCAGACGCGCCAGGGCTGGCCGTGCCGCTTCTGATTGATGCATCCTCGTTGGTACGCACGGTGATGCCCATCATTTCGTAATCATCAGGCGTGGCGCCAAAAGGATCAGAAAGGCTGTCTTCAATTGCCTGCATGCGTGCTGCAGCCGCAGCATTCGCACGCGCTTGGATGCGGCTGTCTATGGCGCCTTTTAGTTGAAAGCGCTTTGACAGCTCGGATTGGTTAAAGCGTGCGGTAAACTCGTTGCGGGCTGATCGGCTTTCGATGCCGTCAGACAAACGCGCGCGCACCTCGCTCACAGTATCGGACCAAGTGCCACTGCCGTCCGGCTTGAACACGTTGTATAGATCAGTGCTTTTCTGCAGCCGATCGGCCAGCGTCATCATTTCTTCTTCTGCAGCCAGCAAGCTTTCGCTCATCTGCACCTCAACGGCAGCCTTGTGCCGCATGACAGCATACTGCTGCACCTGGCCAAGCACTTCGCCCACAACCTCGCCCTTGCGCAGCTCTGCCTGCACAAACGGCTCAGCGCGCATCCGCGCCGTAATCGGGCGGCCTGGCGCATCTCCGGGTAGTTGCGCTTTGCTTGTGAATACAGGTATCCGCATTAGCCGAACTCATATGCTTGCTGGGCTGCCGACCCAAAGGATCTTATCAGACTGGTGGTGCCTTGTGACCGAAGACCTGAAGCCTGCGCGCCGCCTTCCATCCGAGACAGCTCCGCGTTTAACCGCGCGGTTTCCTGCTCATCAGAAATCTGCATGTTGGTGATCTCGTTGTTCATCTCCGAAACAATCCGTTCATACTCAAACTCGCGCGCGTTCTCGCGGATAACCTCAACCGGCGTGCCTTGACCCATGTCAATGCCAGCGTAGCCAAAGCCGGCTCGAACGCCGCCCTGGACATCTCTTTCAAAAAACTTGGAAGCGCGGATGCCTTCGACCAAAAAGTTGCGATTGATGATTTCGCGTTGCTTTTCAAGCAGGCCAATGTCCCGCTCGATCAAGCCAGCGTTAAACTCACCAACACGATTTGCAGCGTCAGCCGCACGGTCAGCCGAACGCTTTTGGGAGAGGCCCCCAAGCAGTGTCGCGCCTATCGTGAGTATTTCAAACAGAGCCATGCAATCACCTTACATCATTTGTCAAACGTATTCATCCTTGGGAAAAGGGCAAGCACGCTCATAGGCAAAGGTTGCGTTTGACGGATGAACAGCCGGTCGTCGTCATCGTAGCCGCCGGGGAACTCAATATCTTTGTCGCCCGTAAATAACGGCACGGCTTGGTCCATCGGCATCGAGCTGTCGCGAAAAAACACACGATCGTTTTCGTTCGAAGAATTACCAACCTCGATGCCGACAGTTTCAAGCAGACGCAGCGTCACTGCGTGTATGCGCTTGGGCTTGCCCTGGCTGGTGCCGTCAGCAGATCCCGACTCGATGCGCATGGTCTGCATGCTGCTGGTGTAGTTGTAGCCAATGGCTGCGGTGGTCGAGTTAAACGCCAGTGCCACGCCGCCGTCTGCAACCTCACGATCAGGGTGCGTAGCGCCATTTGCCAAAATGGTAACCGTCTCACCCTCAAGGTGATAAAGACCTTTTAAGCTGCCAACAGCTGCACCAGCGTAACGCAAGCCACCATCAACAAAAAACGCGCCAGAGGTGACGCCGCCGAAATTAAACGGCGTCATCAGCTCAACGTATCGCTTAGTCGCACCGTTGATTGTGCGCTTCACAATCATGTACAGCTCGTCCTCACCCGTGTCGCTGGGCAGCGACGCGATGCTTTCGACGATGGCCTGGCCTCCGTCGAACTCGCCGCCAATGACGTGCTTGTGCCAAGCAACCACCTCTTCTTCTCTGCGATACGTTACGCCGATCAGTGTGCCGTCCGCACGAACTGCCCAGATTACGCCGTCAGGTTCTTGCTGGTAAGCAAAGGCAGTTAGACCGCCGACGGTTATATGCTCTGCCACAATTGTAATATCTGGGGCTTGGTAAGCCGAAACATTGATGTCGCCAACGTATCTGAACTCGCGCACCTTTCGGCCACCGCGCTGCACAAACAGTGTCAGGTCGGCAACCTGCACAGGCTCGACTGCAGCCGCCCCGTAGTTTGAATATTTGCGAATGAGAGTGGTTGTCGGCGTTATGGGTCCGTCGCTGGTGGCCGTCAGCACATACTCGCCGCCGCTGGTGCCGATCGTCAACACCCGCGTGGCCGACAGGTAGCGGATGGCGTTTACCTGGTTCGACGCGATCGTATAGATCAGCGCGTCGTCGGCGCCGGTGCCTGCTGTAAAATTGTTGTAGTCGCCGTTCTTTGAGAACCACAAAGTCTGCGGGTTGTTGTTGGTCCCGCCGTACACAAGGCGTTGCTCAAAGAAGGTGACAACACTGGGGTAGTCATCGGCGCCACTGTTGAGCGCCGGATCCGGCGTACCCGTGATCGTCGGCGTTGCGAATGTCCAGTTGTTGTCTGCAGACCTGGTCAGCGTGCGGATCGCATATGATGGATGGACGATAAACATCGTGTCGGCAGACTGCACAAAACGCAGCCCAGGCAGATCCGCCACGGCGTAGGGCGTCGCGACGTTGTAGATCTCGGTGGCCGTGCCGCCCGAAGTGTACGCGGTGAAAGCTGTGGTATCGATTGCGTCACCAAACAAATTCGTCAGCGTAAAGGTATTAGTTGTCGCGCCAGCCACCCGGTAGTTGCGACCGTTTAGCTCAATCATCCCGCCAACGTCATCAATGTAGATTTCGTCGCCGTTGGAAAACCCGTGAGAGTTCGACGTAATAACGCCGGGGCTTGCCTGCGTGATGGCGGTGATGTTCTTGTCGGTCGCATCAATGACCTGCAAACCGCTGCGGAAAACCCGCATGGTCTGGTTGCCAAACTCCAGAATGTAAGTGTCGGTGGTTTTGAACTGGAACGGGATAAGCCGAGCGGCTTGGGCGCTGTTCTTAATTTCTCCAAGGTACTCAGTGCCAGGTCGCCGCGTAACACCGCCCTGGGGCAGCACCAGAAGGTTTGTCATCTCGGACAAGCCTTCGCGGTAGGTGTCCAACGTGATCCGCCCCTCCATGCGTGGAGAGACTTCGCCTGCCGTAAATGAACTAAATGCCGGTGCTGATCGAGCCATCAGAACCTCGCTTCAATAAAGTCACTTGCTTCAAGCTTCATCGTGCCGCCTTCAGTCGCGTCGGAGAACCGGGCCTCGCGCAGCTTGCGCTCATACAGCGCGTCAGCAATTTGAATAACAGAAGTTGACCCAGTGATGGCATAGGCCGCCTCGGACGCAAGCCGAGCGGCCAAGACCGAGACTAAGCCGGCGTCGTACTGCGTCGGGTCTGTGACGCGCGCAACGTATTTGATGCGCACAATGCCGCTGTCAGTTAGCAGGTTGCGGCCTTCAATCACAAAAAATGGCTTGTTGCCTTGGCCGACTAGGTTCTCATACGGGAACGTCATTGACCCGTTCTGAAACTCCAAGACGCGCAGGCAGTAGGGGTTGGTCGGCAGGGCATACTGATGCGCGTAGTCGAACTCAGGCGCCGTCACGCTCTGCGCCAAAGTTGCGCGACGAATAAGACAATTCCAAGGGTGCGCGCGGAAAACATCGTCGCGGACGTTTTCGAACATTTGGTTCATTACGCGAGCCGTCTTTGAGTTCTCGCCAAGGTCGGTAATATTTGACGCGCCGATAATGTTGAGCGCGTTGTTTATGATAGCGACTACGCTGGACACGCTTCATCCTCCGCACATGGTGAAGCAGGGCAGCCGTGGCTGCCCCGCCTTTTTATCAATCGACCGCGTACTTGATGGTCAGCTCGATCGTGCCGGTGCCGGCAGCGCCGCCCATCGTAACAGTGACGGGAAGACCATTTTCGTTGACGTTCGTCTCAGTGCCAGAACCCAAGGCGAGGGTGGCGAGAATGTCCACCTTCTGAGCTGCGGTAGAGGCAGCGGCAGCCTTATAGGCGGCAGCAGCTGCAGCAACAGCAGTACCGGTGGAGTTGGTGTGAGCGCCGTAACCGACCGAAAGTGTGGTCGATGCACCCAGCGCGTCATGCGCCAGGGAACCTTCCAGAAGGCGTGCGCCGTCGGGAAGAGCGAACATCTCAATCACATCGCCATCTGCCAAGGTAGATGCCTCATAAGTGCCATGAGCGACACGAATGCGACCACCAAGCTCGTTTGCCTTGTTGTTCACAGAAGGAACAGCACGGGAGTTAGTGCGCTGTGCGGAATAAACAGTAGCCATTGGTCAGAACTCCTTATTCGTCACAAATGATTTCAACGACCTTGGCCTCTTCCATGCGGGTCGCGCCGACCGACATGCAATAGTAAACCTGGGTCGCATAGGACTTATCTGCGCGCTCATCGATGCGTGCGCTTGGCTCTTTGCCAATCGCCAGCTTGATGCCGTCCATCGCCCAAGCAAACACGCGACGATCGTTGCTGCCGTCGAGGGGCAGGCGATTGGTCGTGATGAACTTGAAGCCGACGTAGGTATCCAGCTCGCCCTTAACCAGCGCGCGAACAGTGTTGTAGTCAGCCGAAGTAACTTCGGGGTCGTCCAACAGGTTCGTGATCTGCTTGGGGGAGACTGCAATGTAACGCGGGATCGAGGGATCAACGTCATTGCTGTCGAGGATCTCTTTCGCTTGCAGCAGTTTGGCCAGCGTCAAGCCAGCGCCGCCGACGGCGATGCTGTTGTTGCTGTCGAACGCCGTCGAGGTTGTGCCGTCCTTGCCAGTCAGCGAGGTGCCGAAAGCGGCAGAGATGATCACGTCATCCATTGCCCGGCTCATTGCCGACGCAGCCGCGCGAGCATAGGTCGAGGTGGGGTCAACAAGCAGACGGACTTTGTCCTGATCATCGATCAGATCCGCATACTCATAGTCCGACATGGTGACCATGCGGCGCGAGTGGGGCGTGTCAATCAGCGGGGTATCCGCATGACGAGTGGTGCGCAGGACAGCAGCAGCGCTACCAACCTGGTCAAAAAAGGCCTTTTCGCCATTTACAGTTTCCACGTCCACCGCATTGCGCAGCAGCGAACCCATTTGCTGAGACAGCATCTGGATGTTCGAGGAAAACTGGTTGACGAATGCCGTTGTGATTTCAACAGACATGTGTCTCTCCTTGGGTTTGGTTTACAGTTTTCGTCGCCTTGGTTGTCCTAGCGGGCCGTGGCTGCTGCTTACGGCAGCTAATCGACCGATCTGATCGGTGTGACCTGCGGGTCCGAAGATTGTCCGCTACACTACGCATAGTCGCGAAGCCTTAAAACTTCACCGACATATGTGTCGTGTTCAGGGTGAAGCTTATCCCAATATGGGCTGTCACGTCTAGTCATCTCTGCAATGCGCTGATTTGCTTCGTGAGGTGTCATAATTAGCTCACTGGTTTCGCCCAGCAGCTTGTCCTCACCAATCTGCTCAGCCAGCTTGGCAAACATGCGCACGACCTGCGGGTGATCGCCCAGCATGCGGCCATCAGACAGTTGTATTTCGTCCAGCAAGTTCGCGTCGCCAAGCAACTGCGTCGCTGCGTTGTACGCCAGCGCCATGCGCTGCTCAAATGCCTGGCCAAATTCTTGGCGCAGATCTTGCTCCGAATCATAAACCGCTTTTTCAGTTGCCTCTGATCGCGAAGAGCTTGCGCCTGTGACCGTTTCCTCAAGGAATTTGGCCATCCGCTCGACCTGGCGAT